GGCCATGGCAAAGTTTGTGTGACGGCGATAGACTGCCCGGAAATGAGTCATGGAAGGACTTCCATTGACTAACTCATTTTGGGCGCCTGTTGCGACAAGTTGAATCAAGCCACCTGGCATTTGTATTATGATAAGTGCTTTCTTTAGTTCCTTTATGACGTCACCGTTGTTGCGCGCACGCTCATAGCAGGAATTACATTGAACCGAACAATACCCTTGTCCGTAGTGGTTCTGAATGCTCCAAAGGCGCCGGCACCGCCGTTGGAGAGGCAGCACCGACTAGCCCACGACTCTCCGCCAGACGCGCCGCCCCAGGCACCCTGGAAGGCAAAGACCTGACGCTCATATTGAGTAGCGTTGTTGGCGATAGCCGAAAGGAAGACAGCGTTGTTCTCGCGTGCCAGCGGAGGAGGAGTTGTATTGTATGTTGCGGCAATGATCTGACGCTTCCGCATCGTCAAGTAATCTTGAGCAGAATTTACCTGCATTTATCATTTACGTAAGAGATTCTGTATAGAGTCAATGCGTTTCGTCCTCGTAAGCACGCACATTGATCAGACAACCGGATACTCCAAGGTAAGCAACAATCTTGTGCGGCAGGTTGCGACGCTCTCACCCAAGGTTAAGACATTTCACTTTGGATTCCAGCGCCATCCCTCGCATACCGGATCTCGCAAGTATCCCGATGGCATTGTGTCGTATGACGCAGCCGCAAACGAGGATCCCAAGGAGGAGGGTTTTGGATTCAACAAGATCCACGAGTATGTGGAGATGGTCAATCCCGACGTTGTGATGATCTACAACGATCCGCTGGTCGTTATGAAGTTTGTGGAGGCAATGAAGCATGCGCGTGGCGTGTCACCTTACAAGCTGTGGATCTACCTGGACCAGGTGTATACCGGCATCGCACAGACTCTGATTGACACCCTCCACAAGCACGCAGACAGGATCTACTGTTTTACCGACATTTGGAAGCAGCGGTTCCTAGAGTATGGGGCCTTCCCCGATGTTCGTGTTCTGGAGCACGCTGTGGATCCCACTGTCTTCTCGGTTATGACCGCGGAAGCTGTCAAGGGAGTCCGGAACAATATCGGAGTGCCGACCGACGCGGTTGTTTTTCTCAATGCGAATCGTAACAGTCAGCGGAAGCGCCTGGACTTGACGATTGGTGGTTTCGTTCGGTTGTTGGCTCGGAATCCTACGAAGCCGTATTATATGATGATTTCAACGAATATGAATCCACAGTCTGGCGCATTCTATGATGTTCAGAGGATCTTTGGGGAGGAGCTCAGGTCCCAGAATCTTGATGTTCAGAAGTATGCTCGGAACCTGCTGCTAATTGATACCGCAGCGCCGAATCTGCTGAGTGATGATGCGGTAAACCAACTCTACAATTCAGCGGACATTGGCATCAACACCTCAGACGGTGAGGGATTCGGTCTGTGCCAGCTTGAGCACATGTATACCGGTGCGCCGCAGCTTGTGACAGACATTGGCAGCTACCGGACATTCTTGAGCGAGGATACCGCGGAGTTCGTCCCAAGCAATGGCCGCTGTTACTTTGCCGGCGGAATGCCCCATGGTTGCTGGTCTCCTACCTTCTCAATGGAGCATGTTGCGGATTCAATGGAAAATATCATCGCTTCCCTCGCCGAGAAGCGCAAGGCTATTGTCGCCTACAACTTCAAGAGCTGGGCCAAGATCTGTGATGGGTTGCTGGAGGATCTTCTCATTGAATGCGAAGCCCCTGTATCCATTGTATCTGTCCCGGCGTTGTCATAGTTCCGATGCGAATCAATCGGCTATTGTCCTCAAAGGCCGGACCATCAAACACCTCTTTGGTGTCCGGATCAATCAAAAACACCATCGTCTTGATGGCGACTCGCTGAAGTCGTCGCTTTCGGCGCTGCATGTTCCGCAAGTATGTCTCATCCAAATCTTCCGTCTTAATATCGGGCTTGAATGCGAGATCCTCGCCCTCTGCCGTACTATCAAATCGCATACACGAAATCACGGGTGTTTCCCGACTATGGAGTTTCCGATGAACTTCGCAGTCGACGGCTGCCTGTTTGAGCAACACGCTAATTCGCTTGTTCGTGACATCCTTCTCATACGTCTTCTCGTAGAGATACTCGTCCGTTGTCATGAACACTTCTGTCGGATCGCCCTCATATCGCTTGGTTGCCAAGTCATTGCGACGAACCAGCACCACGTTGTTCGCACCCTCCGTAGACTTTGCCTGAGACTCCGTAAACACGCTGAGGTAGAAGGACACGCGCACCGTTCGCTCTGCGAGAGGCAACTTGGCATGCGAGCACAGACGAATCGCACGGCCCACAACTTGATCGTGGCGAGCAGGATTCCAGTGAGGCTCCATGATGTGAACGTGGCGCACGTTGGCAAGCGTAATACCCTCTGCGCCTGCTGCGGTGATCATAAACAGAACCATCTTCTTCTTCGGAGCCGATTCAACGGATTGCTTGAGACTGGCTGGAAAGTTATCCGAATATTGGGCGTTGAAGATCTGTCGCATGTACTCGCGCTGCTCCATGTCCTCGTTACCTGTGAAGAAGCCATACGCTGGCTTGGCGGGGTCCATCGCAGGATCCTCAATCCACTGCCCGGCCTCCTTGGCCAACTTGTATTCCTGCCAGCCGTTTGCATTGAGAATCGCACTAAACACACCAAGTCCTTCCAGGTTACGGAAGTTGCTGTACACCAACTGCGTGTTCCATGTATCTCCATCGCCCATGGTTGCTCGGATGTTCTGAAGCATCTTGAGCATTTTCGGGCTGTAATTTGCCAGCGCAGCCTCTGTCAGATACCGCTCCGGGCTGGCCTTGATCTTCGCAAGGATATCGTCCTTGGAAGGCGCGTCGTCCTCTGTGACTGCCTCCTTGTCACTTGACTTGAGTTCGGGAGGAATGGCATAGTCGCAGGCCAACCGAGAGTTCACGCGGAAGGTCTTCATCTCACTGTCCTCGGCCTTCATCGGGTTCAGCTTGCGACGAGCATCCATACGGATCTCATTGAACCGCACCGACAAGTAGTTGCCAAACATCGCATCGGACATCGGGATCTTCTCCAGTGTCTTGTCGTCCTCAACCCTACGAGGAAGCATACGCTCGTCCGCTCCACGGAAATACGAGACGAGTCCCTGGATACGGCGTTGGAAGAGCATTGCGTTCTTGAGCTGGAGACCGTCCAAAAACAGAGAAGCGAACTCTTCGTAGTCGGTCGGGAGACAGTCAAAAATCTCAGTTGACACCCGGTCCAGTGATAACTCGGCACCACCCACATCGGTCTGGAACTTGGCAGCCCAGGTGTTCACCCAATCGGCCGCAACTGGTGTATACGGCAAGTCTTTGATATACTGGACTGCGATACGGTCTCCCTTCTCGCTGTACACGCTGCGGAAGTTGGGAGGATTGCGCGTCACCATCAGATACTTCTTGACCGCATTGAACTCAATCACATCAATGTCGGGAATGCCACGCAGAGCAGTCTTCATGCGCTCCTCATCCCAGTTGGGGATAGCCTTGACGGGAACAATGATACGCTCAATCGGCCCACGCAGCAAGTTCATAAGATAACCGATTTCGTTCGCCCTGTTAATGACGGGTGTTCCCGAAAGCGCGACGACACGACAGTTCTTCGCATTGTAGATCGCGTCATAGAGTTTACGGGCAATGTCGGACTTGTTTGAGATTCGAGAAATGAAGTTATGGACCTCATCAATGATGACCACGCTGTTCTCAAACGGATTAGGACCGTCGACAGGGACATATTTACCTATATTTGCGGAAGATAAGCCGTTATAGCGGATGAACGTGAACCGCTGATCAATGATGTCTTCTACCTGCTTCGCAATCACATCCTGTGCTGTCTTGGGCAGTTTGTCCCAGTTCGCAGCCTCGCCGGGGACCGTTGTGAAGAACATCTGTTGACGATCCAGGAAGCCGTCGGAGATACCGAGCTTCTTTGCTCGTGGGCGGTTCTTGTCCGAAAGAATCCGCTGACGCCAGTGCTGGTCATACATATACAGCGGATCGCCACACTTACGTAATTCACCCTTGTAGTTGGACTCCAAGGATGCCGGCAACATGACGAAGATCTTCTTATTGGAAAGCAGGCTCTCGGCGACCGCGATGGAGGAACACGTCTTACCGGATCCGAGACCGTGGTATAGGAGAACGCCTCGATAGGGTGTCTCTTGAAGGAGGTAGTCGCGGATGACCTTTTGGTGAGGTAGCAGTTCACGAGCGCTGGATCCGCGCGCGGCACAGACATCCGCATCCTTGTCCTCATCGTCCGTCGGGCGGCTTCGGTACAAAAGAAGGGTCCGCGTGATAGCATCCGCGAACGCCTTTCTGTTCGGTAATACGTATGTCATTGTTTTTCACAAGGATTAATAATGGAGAAAAATCACAGGCTTTTAATGGTCACTATTTACCTATTTCTGATGGCGGCCTTTCTCTATGCCCAACCTAGCATTGCGTTTGGCAGAGAGGGACGAATTCGCCCATTTGGCACAACAGACAAGGAAGCAACTGTGTTTCCTCTTTGGTGGTGGGTGTTCATTATGGCTGTGGCGTCGTATTGTATCATGCTTGTGATCTACCGATTCCGTATTTAGTATGCTGGGTATAAGTGTGTATCTTTTGGCATACCAGTGTTTGTGAATGGATTGTTGTTAACCGGCGCCGCTATTGGGCGTTCTGTTCGGAGTACCTCTCGTTCAACATATGGCCGACCACACATATACTCCCAACAACATATCGTCCCTACTATTTGCCAGACGCAAGGCATTACATACCACGCTATGTCCATTGCGATCTATACCCCCTTGATAGGCATAACTCCGTTTTCAATCGCTCTCAAATGTATTCAAGATGGAGCGTAGTTGGCGAATCATCTCTGCTCGTTCCACGTGGTGGGGTCGGATGTGTTCTTCCGCTTGAGGCAATGTCTTCCACGCAATTCCCGAGATCTCTCGGCGTTGCATGTGAGTGAACCTTTGGGTAAGATCTACCATTTCCGGGGTCTTCAGAATGGCCACATAATAGATGTGCTTATACCGAACGCCGTTCAGGCCCATGAACGTCTCCTCCAACGTCATATTCTTCAATACCACGTAGGACTCTCGCGGCACGTTGGTCTCTTCGTCAAACTCTCGGATGGCACACGTGAGATCGTTTTCACCTCTCATACGACGGCCTTTCGGGAAGCCCCACTCCGGTTCCGTGTACACCGATAGGTTGTCTCGCATGAGTTTCATGCGGTCCAACTGGTTGAACTTGTCGCGGCTCGGAGCGTAATCAGAGGAGGTTCGGTCATCCCCCCAAAGAGTTCGCCATAAGACTTCAAAGGTATCGGACGCAAGGCCTGCTTGCTCCTTTAGGGTCATGTTACGAATGAGCAGAGAGACATAGTCAATGTCGGTCGGGTCATACTTCCCTCGCATAAATTCGGCAAAGCTCATACTATCCTTTCGGCGGATCATGAGCACTTGCACTGTGTCAGGTGATGTAGGTAAGGCAGGCGCATCTAGCAATAGTATGCCACAAGAGAGCACGGGGTCTCGGCACATCCTGAATAGGTGCCCTTTCCCGCCACAATTGTTACAGTACATTGTCGGTTGCGTTTGTTGTCGTAGAGGCGACGTTGTCCGTTTTTCCATTGCTTTAAGCAAGAGTTTGTCAAGAAAGTTCCTCCGTAAACATAAATGGGATCTACGCCATCTAAGCAACTAGCTCCCGAACCTCCGAGGTCAGGAGGCTGGGGCTCTACCATCATGTCCATCGTTGGCGGCATTATACTGCTGTATCTCGGATATGCGTTCTTCAACTACATCCAGAAGCAGAATGGCAAGCCTGGCTTGTCTCTTTGGGAGGAATCCAAGTCATCTGGCGACAAGACGCCCGCTCCCGTAGACGGAAAGACCAAGACCATCATTCCAGCAGGCGAGGTTCCTGCTGGTGCTGGACTTGATTACGGCATCCAGTATTGGATGTATATTTCCAACTGGGACTACAAGTTTGGGCAGGACAAGGAGATTCTGAAGCGTGTTTCTCCCAATGACGCAAACGTAGTGGGCCCTCGCATCTTCTTAGCGCCCACGGAGAACACCCTCCACGTGCGCGTCAGTCTGTACCCCAACGATGTCCGGGCCGCATCCGCTGCTCCTGGCTCCGGAACCAATGGAGACTCGTTCACGTGTAGCGTAGAGAATGTGCCTCTTCAGTCGTGGTTCGCGGTTTCCGTGACGGTGTTCCAGCGCAACCTTGATATCTACATCAACGGCCGCCTGGTGAAGTCGTGTGTGCTGCCTGGTATCCCGAAGCCGGCTCTTGGTGACATCATTCTCGCCGACAATGGTGGATTCGCAGGTTCAATCTGCAACGTCAACGGCTATTCCAGCATGCTCAGCCCCGACGACACCAAGTCTTTCCATGCCAAGGGCACGACCTGTGCGCCACCGGCGGAGGCTGGCATGGTAAAGGTAGATCAGGATTCCATCTTCATCACCCTTTTCGGCTACACGTTCCGATTCAGCAAGCTGAATAAGGAAGGCAAGGAACTTAGTAGTTATACATTGTAAACGACAATGCGCATCTTGTTGAAGTGTCCGACGCGGAGCCGCCCGCAGAAGGTTATTCAGACTCTGGCAGCCTATATTAGACTCTCAAACAACCCCGATCAGATTGGTGTAGCGGTGTCTTGCGATGACGACGACGATTCCATGAGGCGTAATCTTGTTCAAGAGGAGATACATCGCGTTCTCACTCCCGCTGCTTGGAAGAAGATCTTTTTTAGTGCCAACAAGTCCAAGATCCAGGCATGTAACGCGAATATGGAGGGAGTTGATTGGGATTGGCAGATTGTCGTTCTGGTGTCGGATGATATGATTCCACAGATCAAGGGATGGGATGACGTCATCCGAAGCCATATGATTGCGAAGTTTCCGGACACGGACGGTATCCTGTGGTTCAACGATGGTTTCCAGGCTGAGAATCTCAATACATTGTGTGTCTTTGGTCGGAAGATGTACAATTCTCTCGGGTACATCTACCACCCCGAATACAAGAGTCTGTTTTGCGACACGGAGCTTACTGATCTGTGTAAGGGGGCGTTGGCAAACAAATGTCTGTATGTGCCTTATTGTATCATTCGTCACGAGCACCCTGGCACCGGATACGCCCAGAACAACGATGATCTCTATATGCGCAATCAGAAGTTCTGGAACGAGGACATGTATACATATGCGCGACGCAAAGAGTACCAATATGATTGGTCTGTTCTAATTCCCACCATTCCGGGAAGAGAAGCGGGTCTTCATCGTCTGATGGCGTCCATTCGGGAAAAGGTTGCGCGTATTTGCCCAGATCTTCGCGTTGAGTTCTGTATCGCATTTGATAACCGTGAGACGAGCATCGGACTGAAGCGCCAGTCGCTGCTGAAACGAGCGACCGGAAAGTATCTATCGTTCGTAGATGACGACGATGATATAACGGATGCGTATATTGAGGATCTATCGGAATGCTTCAAGGGAGGATTTCACACAATGCGGCTGCGAGGTCAGATGAGCGAATACACGTTCACGCATAGCACTGCGATTCAGCTCTCTGACCGGATGGCTACTGTAGATTTCCCCCCAGTGTTCCAACGGCCGCCCAATCATCTCAATCCTATGTTGTCGGAGGTGGCCAAACTGATTCCCTTTAAAGATGCGGTTCACGGAGAGGATTTGGATTGGACAATCCGACTCTACCGAGCAAAGTTTCTAGAGACGGAGTATCGGTCGGATCCCACACGCGTCCACTACATCTACAACTTGGGTGAACGAGTTGTACAACACAATACTGTTGTGCAGCAGCAGAACATCTCCTACGAAGAAATGCTGAAGATGGTATTTACCCCATCGGGTGCGACGACTCCAACTTCGCTAGGCAAAATCTCACTTCAAAACCAACGAGAGTCTGGCCTGCGCCTTGGTCCGAAAGGCTTTGTTTCTAAGTAAAGGACAATGGACATTGCGACAATTTTGGGGGGGCTTCTGATAGTGGGAGTGATCGTATACTTCCTGTGGTATCCGAGCAAGCATTCTGACGACCGAACTGTTCTGTTCGCCGACTCTATCCCAGGAAACACTCAAAGGACATTTGCGGGCAATCTTCCGAGGGCCTACAACCAGCCCGAGGGAATCACATACTCCTATGCGGCTTGGATTCTCGTGAAGGATTTCACCAAGGGGTATGGCACGAAGCGCCGCATCTTCTCAAAGGGTGACGCACCCGGCCTGTATCTTGACTCTACCTCCAACGCACTCATGGTTGCCGTCAAGACGTTTAGCACAACAGAGACCATTCTGATCCCGGATATTCCAGCAATGAAATGGATTCATTTCGCATTGGTGGTCAATCAGCAGGCGGTGGATATCTACATCAACGGCATGCTCCGACAGCATCACACTCTGGGCCAGTTGCCCCAGCAAACCGATGAACTCGTAACAACTGGAACGGAGTGGGACGGTGTACTTGCGCGCGTGTACTATTATGCTCGGTCTCTTAACCATGTAGATGTCAAGAAACTGGTAAGCGAGCCTCCTCCGGATGATCTGGAGCGCAGGCCATCGGGACCGCAGTACTTTGACATCACCTGGTACATTGGGCGTTTAAATTCTAGTTAATCAGCAAATGAGCGCACAAGGTCAACGTGGCATAGATCTTTCAGGTATCACGACTCTCCGAAACCAGTTCGCATCGGACTTTGTTACAGACAAACGATTGCAGTTGGTGTATCAGACCTTCGCGTCCACAACGGGTGCGAACGCATACCGCAACGAAACCCCGAACGCATATGGATCCTACCTTGACTTCCTTCAGGGCCGCAAGGAGGTGACGGCATGTGTCTCGTGTGTTGGTCTCTCGTTCCAGGGTCTCAGTAGGAGCTTTCGTACCTAGCCTTGCGAGTGCGGGCAAGTTGATTGCGAGCCAGATTGCGTTTCGTGATCGTGTCCTTGGGATTGTAACTAAAGAAGTACTTCAAAAACTCTACGGAATCCTTCCTCTTGGATAACTTCTCATAGAGGGCCGACTTATGCTTCTTCATATCAATTAGAGTATCTTGCGTCCCCAGACATGCGATGGGTGTCAGCAGCGCGTAACGTCTCTTCTCCTTGTGGTTTGCCAAATCCACAAGGCGTTGCGACACACACATGAGATGGGTGATCTCATCCTCGTGAACTCCAGAGTACATGTACGCAAACACAAACTGAAGACTGGTGGGAATGGACGCAACCTTGATACCGTTGGCCATCTCGTGGTAACTGTGGCATGCCGCGGTTTCGTGAACACGCATGAAGATCCGACCCTCGTCGTCAAAGATATCCGTGTGTCCTGGCAGAATCTCCGATCCAATATGAGCCTCTGTCTTGTGCCCTTCCGCAAGCTTTGCTATCGTCTCAGTGTTGGCGAGAATGGTAATGGGTGTGGTCCATTTGGGTTGTTTGCCTTCAAGGATCTGCGAGGCCGTAATACCCAGAAGCACTACGTCGTGATTCTCAAGAAACTTGGTAACCTTCTTGCGCTTGGCATCTTCCATCAGCACCGTTTTCCACGGGACATCGGAAGGACATACCATGGGGAAGCGCTTGTTCAGGAGGACCAATCGTTCATACACCTTCTTCCACCGAGACACATCACCACGAGGCCGCGACAGTTCAAGATACATGGACATGCGAAGGAAGTTGGGCGTTACGTAGTGAATACCGCCAATCACCACATCTTCCTTCCACAGCCGGTCAAAGATATCCGTATCCAAATGGGTAATGTCTGCCACGCCTTCGTAATCCGCAAATACCTTGAAGGTGCCGAGGTGCATGCCCGGCTTGACTTCCACGCTCTTGATACCAGCGTCGCTGAGCTTGTTTGCGAGAAGCATAGCGTGTTCCTGAGGTGTCTTGCTGTAGAAGTCATAGTCCGGAACGTTCGT